AGGGGGGGGGGTATGCCCTTACAAGCCGCTAAATCTTTAGTTTAGCGGTAGTTGACCAGAATTTATATACTTAACTTTGGAATAATCATACATATTCCCATGAACTTCTTGAGCTTTTTTCTTAAATTCATCTAATGTCAATCGTCTTCCGTACCCTTCCTCTTCCATATTACATTTATGGCACCCATTTTTTGCTAAATGTGAATGTGGCGTTTGCCAAAACTCTCCATGTTTTGGGCAAATTATACAAACTTTTTTTTCAGTACCTTTATACTCAACTTTAGAATAATCAAACTTCCACCCATACAATTCTCTACTTTTTCTTACAAATTCTTCTTTAGTCATCCGTTTAGTATTGCCTATTGCTTCATTGCCACATTTTGGGCATCCTGCCCCCATCAAATGATTATTTATTTTCTGAATAAAATCGCCATGCTTAGGACATATTATACAAACTTTTTCATCTATCCCATTATATATTACTTTAGAATAGTCATACTTATCTTTATGAACCTTTTTTGCTTTTATTATAAAACTTTCTTTTTTATTTTCATTATAACTATCCTTAGCACAAAATGGGCATTCAGGTTTTGACCAAAGAAAATATTTTGGATTAACTAAAAATTCTCCATGCTTAGGGCATCCAATAATTACTTTTGTATTTTTATCCACATATTCTACCTTTGAATAATCTAAACTAGAATTTTTTTCCATTGCTAATTTAATCCATTCTTTTGTGCTATATGCCTTATTCCTATTTTTAGGTTTAGCCGAGGTAGCATTTTCGCAATGACCTCGGCTATTATTTCTATCACTCATTGGCAATTCAAAACAAAAACTTTATCTTCTTAAGAATCTTCTTCCTCAGTCTCAGTATAAGAAATCTCACCTACCTCATCAACCGGAATCTTATATGTCTCTGCCAATTTTGTCTTTATTTCCGAGGCATATGTTTTCTTGTACTCATCCAGTTTTTCCGGGTCCCAAAATCCATGGGTTGTCGAACAAATCTCCCCCTCATATGTGATATCAGATACATGGTTTTTCTCCACCTGAATCTTTGTCTTGGTTCCGTATTTATAATCCCTACCTCCAGATGTGGCTGTTAGTTTTTTGATACCCGCTGATTCGATGCCGCCAAGATATATCGAAATCCTGACCGCCCAATCCATGCTCTCACCGCCTTTGCTCACTGCTGACGGCAATCCCAATGCGGTTGTTTTCGTCCATGTCTTTTGGACAAAGAACAATGTATTTAAATACTCTGAATTGACATTCCTCGTTGATGGAATCAAATCATTTACAATACTGTTAAATGCGACTGACACTGCCCCGGCATACCACATATTGTTTGATGAATTATTGACCGCAGCACGATAACAATCACCCACACCAATTGAATCTATGATAAAAATCATATCCATCGGTAATTCACCGTTTCTCTGAGCCCTGATAAGATCCTTGATGCACATTGCCACGTCTTCAATGACATATGTTTCCCTGTTAGGCTTGCTCAGCCATTTTCCATGCTCATGATCAAACTTCCCATACTTTTCATAAAGCATTGCAGTATCATAATAAAGCATATTGTCAGCCGGTCCATAAACAACCTCGCCGGTTTCCTCATCTATGGATTCCGATACCTCCACACCAATTTCTTTAGCATGCTTCCATGTAAAATTATTCTCCAACTCAAACACCACTGGTAATATTCCCTGTCTTTGAGCCGCCTTGATAATCTCCAATTTCAATGTGGATTTTCCTGTATTCGACTTACCCCTCACTCTGGAACAATACCCGCAAGGGATACCCGGAATCCGGGTCGCCTTTTGGAATGCCTCTGGCAAAATGATCCATTGAGGTTCCTTCTCCACCATTGATGATAAACCATTCTTATTCTTAAACTCTCTCAACGCTGACAATTTGTCAACGGTTCTTCTCGATTCTTTTTTCTTCAACGGTTGTCCCATATCTTAAAAATTTTCTTTTTCTTTTCTATAATATTTCTTTCCAATTTTTTGGCAATAGCATTTCCGGCACATGGCAACATATCTGTCATCGCCACCTACCTCAACCTGCTCGCCGTCAGTTACAATCTCACCATGCTCGTTTATCCTAGCATTGAATATTGTCTTACATCCACAATCGCATGATGACTTGATTTCCTCAATCTTGTCACAAATCTCGAACAAACGTTTTGAACCAGGGAACATCTTCGTTTGAAAATCAGTCCTCAGTCCGTAACAAATCACATTTATTCCAAAATTATCTGCAATTGCCGCCAATTGATCAACTTGTTCCTCAGTCAAAAATTGGCATTCGTCAACCAAAATCCAATCAACGCCTTTTTCACCAACAACAAGGCTTCTGTCAATATAATCCGACACAATGGCATAGATATCATCATTAGGCTCAACACTGACACATTCCCTGTCAGCCATTGCCCTTGAATGAATCACATTGTCGCCGTCTCTGGTATCAATTGAACTCTTGAATATTATAAACGGTATCCCATGCTCCTGAAAATTATGCGCAGTAGCTAAAAGTTGCAGACTCTTACCACCGTTCATACATCCATATCTAAACAACAATTTTCCCTTCATTTTCTAATGAATGCTAAAAAAAAAACAGCATCATTCTTTTGGAGTAATATATTTAACTTTTTCACTTTTTTTGTGAATTATTATTTGATTAGAATGATGCTGTTCTTTATTTATTTTTTTTGCTTAGAAAGGAAAATCCTCATCCGTAGTTGAATCCGCAGGGCTTGATCCGCTCTCATCAAGAGTTATCGCATTCATAAAAGAATCATCCCCCTTTAGCGGCTCATTCTTTAGAGCATCCTCTGCTCTTTTAATTTCCTTTTCAGATGCAGCTTTTGCTTGACCATGCTCTGCATCATACTCAGCCTTGTCCACCCATATTTTCTTTTCATTATCGAACCATGGATATTTCATTTCAGAAACCAATTTCAGGTATTCATAAGGCTTAGCCACGAATACTTCCTGCCATTTCTTCGAATCACGAATCCATGCCTCTGCCTGTTCATAATTATTTGATAATGGACACTGGTTTCCATCAATAATAATCGGAGCTGCATTTCCCTCTGTAATGGTAACTTTCAAATCACGACCTTTGTTATAATCGAAAATGTTTTCCCCATTCTCCTTTCTCTCATTATACAAAGCCATGATTGAGTGATAAGGATCAGTTTCATCTCTCCTGAGATTAAATTTCCAGAATTTAACACCCTCATCTTCCTTGCCTCTCTCAATGCAACGAACAATCACCGCTTCATTGGATTTATTCTGAATCGAAATCTTCTGCCAAGCCTCTTTCTCTGTTGGATCAGTTGCCTGAGTTGATTTCTCATAAGCAGATGAATTGATCTCACAAAATGGGCATCTGTCGCCATACTTGTCATGATCAATATCCCTATTCTTTTTAAGGCAAACATAAGACTTCCAACCACTTGGGCTTACCTCCTTCGGCACTTTTACATTATGCATATGAACTAGCACAAATGGATTTCCTGTCTCCAAATTCATCGGCAAGATACGAATTGTCAAAGTCTTCTTTTTCTCACCTTTGTCCAATCTTACATTAAGATAGTTTTGCAGACTAAAATTGCTCTTTTTAGTTGAAGAACTGCTACTGTTGATGGTAAAATCTTCCACATTAATTCCAGGAAGATCGATCAAATTTCCCATACTTTTTAAATTTTTAAAACTTTATTATATTATTTTTTATTCTTGGTCATGAGATTTCTCTCTTTTCGATGATACGAATGGTATTGACCTTTTGCCCTCAATTATTATTACAAATATAGTATATTATATTGAATAATCAAAAAATATTTCTACCTTTCTATAAAAAAAATCTTTCCGGCAAAGGCATTTTCTCCACCGGAAAGAACTATAAACCTAAAGATTAAGCAACTGGCTCAAACCAAACTTTTTCGAATTCATCTCCCTCGCGATATTCTGATAATCGGAAATATTATCAATATCATTCTTTGTTATCGTATATTCCGGATTATCAATCCCGTCATTATCGCTTGCAGGACTGTAATTGGATGTCTGCTCCTTGTCTGCCCAATACTGATCAACAGTCTGACCGAACGGGTATGAGCCTACAGTCCTCATAGACAGTTTCTCAATAGGTGTGGGATTCCGTTTCTGGATTTCAGCCTCCAGTTTGTTCAGTTTCTCCGTTGATGCGTCAATCTTACTTGACAATGCGTCAACCGCCGACATCATCTGATCCGCCACTCCGGAAAACTTGTGCATGAGTTTGGTAACCTTTTTTTCAGTTTCCTCTTGACTGTCCACCAAATCATCGACATCAATCTCCTCGACATCTTCCTCCGGAGCCGTACCCATATCCTGACCTTGCGGAGCAGTCATATCCATGCCACTGCCCATATTATCGCCAGGCATACCACCCATCGACGGATCATTCCCCATTGTCTGAGGAGCAAATCCCTGAGGTCCAGCCGCCTGAGCGTCCCCGCCAGCCGTAGGATCCATTCCACCGTCAGCCCCGCCTTGCGGTGGCATCTGACCTGGATTCCCCATAGGTTGTGCATCCTGCGGTGGTTCCTCTCCGTCCTCTCCTAGAACATTGTCCACTGACACATATTCCAGAAGGGCAAGCCTTCTGAACTTATCCAAATACGTCTCTTTCTCCATCTTTAGTCGTTCAATACCTGTCTGTTATCCTCTGTCAGAACAATCTTTGAACTCTCAGTTCTCTCGATAAGTCCACGATCTTTCTTGACCATCTTAACCTGCGGGTTTAACTCATCCGCCATACCCATGGCTTTCATCATTTGCTCTTCGGTCATGATATTTTCAGTTTTTTTATTTTTCTTATTCTTTGTCGCCACCGGTGCTTTTTCAACCACCTCTGGTTTTCTTTCTATTGGGATAACCGGAATCTTCGGTCCAATAGGTCTCAACTTTATTATGCCGGTCTTTACGCCCATTATATAAATTAATTTTCTATAAATAGAGTGAAAATCAAAAAATTGCGTCACTGACCGGAATACAAATACGGCACGACATAAGGAGTTGATATCGTCAGCATTCTTATTTGATATATTTCCGAATCCGGTTTTACCATTGTTACTGATTTTGTTATATTCAACATCCTCATGAATTTTTCGTGGTTTCCCACCTCATAATCTATATCCCTTAACGATATTCCATACACTATATTTTTACCCTCGATATATATGTATGCCATATTATTTTTCAAATATACATATTTTTTATGATTAGGCTCCATTATCCACGCCGTGAATATATACTTTTCCTCATTGCTTGCCGTCAATATATTGAAAAAGATATATCCGATATCCTTGACAACATATTCCAAGCAAAGTTTCTTGAACCTCTCCACATCATCCTCATATCTCCAATTTCTTTCCCGTTTTCCGAATGTCCAATAGACATTATCCCTTATCTCCCATTTTAAAATATCCACATCTGGATAAATGCTTTTTACCTTATTCCAGCCAATAATCAATATAGGTATATCTTCAATACAATCATCAATTGAATGAGCCACATTATATAGCCCATTACCATCAAATTTTGAATCTGTAACTATATTTCCTAAAAATTTCATAGGGCAAATATAACACAAATAATCTGGATTATCCAAAAATAACAAGAGAAAAAAAGAGAATGACGCATCTCTCGACGAATCATTCTCATTCAATAACTATTAATAACTTTAAAACAAAATTGTACATCGTCAGATGGCAAGCCACCTTTCAAACTACATTATAAATATAATTCAAATATTCTAATTTATCAAGTATTTCTGAACTATTTATAAGAAAATAAATCCATAACAATATGAAATATTTAAAATCATTCGAGAAATCCTCTGATTATCAATCCTTTATAAATGGGGGGGGGGTAAGTTTACCCAATGTATCTTACTGTAAAAAAGAAAACGAAGTGCATTATAAACCATTGGTTCAACAAAACAATGAAATCTGGTACACATCAACTGATGGGAATATAGTAAAACCATATTCAAGTTCAACCACGCCATTTTTTGATGCTGATGGAAATAATATAGAGATAGTATCAAATACATATGAGAATGGCAAAGGTATTATCAAGCTAAATGCTGACCTATATGGTATTGGATCTTATATCACAACATATGCTCCTTTATATCTATCATTATTTTTTGAAACGAATGTTTTGACATTATCATTTCCATCATCCTTAAGCCAGATTACACAATCAATTATTCATCAAGTAGAATACGCTTCCATTATTGGTATGTACTTCAACTCTATTAATCCACCTAAATTATCTGGCTATCTATTTACCGCTGAATTTGATATGTCAATATACCAAAATTTATCCATTTATGTGCCATCCAACTCAGTTGATACTTATAAAACAGCTGACAGATGGTCTGATTATGCTGATAAAATCCAAGCAATTCCTTAGCATTTGAACAAAAAGCAAACCCATTTATCCGGTTTGGTCAATGTATTATAGGAATACACCACGCAATTGTTCTGCCTAAAATCAGACACCCATTCACGATTGGCGATTGCGGTCTTATCCGTCGGAATCCGTTCTTTTCTGAACCTTTCCGACGGTTTTCCTTTATATAATGCCGCATGCCAATGACCGCCACTTTGATATAGTTTACCGTCCTTGACCGGGAAATAGCCCACAATATCGCCCACATTGATATTCTTTCCCAATTTGTTCAAGACCAAACGACTGTTCGCCCCATAATTATTCGACCATTCATCCTTATTCACTATCGCCGCCGCCGACAATTTATAGCCAATCCCCTCGAATTGCTTCCTTAAGTCATCCTCCTTGATATCCGGAGAATTGCTCGACACTTTCCCGACCTGATAAGCCGGGGCTGCTGTTGTGCCTATCACATTGTTGACTTTCTTGCTCAAATAATACATCTGGGCAATCCTATATACACCTCCGGAACATTGGTGATAGGATTTTGTATTAAACCTGTCATAACCGGCATATTGCCATGCATCAAACAATGCCTCGACACATTCCTCCATCCTGTCTGATCCCATGTCACTGGTTGTCACCTCCAAATATTGAGCATTTGTTTTCCTTTGGCTTTTCTCCATTTCATTTTTATCAGATCTCTTTGTTTGCCAAATTGTATCTGCCAATGACACAAGATTGCTTCCTGCCATCGGAATGGCGTTTTTATTAACACGATATCCGCTAAATGTGGTTGTCATGTTTCCCGGAACAATACTATGGGACACCGACTTAATCATATACACCCCCCGCCACATAGGAATATCATTCAGCAAAAAATACATCATTGGCATCACCTGAGCATTGCCCATCATCTCCATCGAGACTTCATATGAATAATTGGAATAATTCCTATACACATCCTGTGCGAACAACGATGTCGCCCTCGGATTCTGAGCTGCCGCCGACGCTATGTTCATCGTGCTCATAATAGATGCCTCGGTCACCGCCGGATTGTTCATATTCGCTCCGAAATTACGGAAGAACGCCTGATTCTGCTTTGCATAACTGACCCCGAAACACGGTACATAACTACCATCATCATCCATCAATGATGCCGGAGTTTCCTCATCCGATAAATTGCCCTGACCGTCTATCAAATAAAACCCGTCATCCTCATATTGGCTCATCCCATTCAAATATTGCGACATCTGATAAGGATACAAAAATATGTAAGTGGAAGTTTCCGTTTGGTTCAATCCTTTTTTCATATAAGGAACAGCCGTGAACATATCTTCCATTGTCTCCGCATTCTTTCCACCGAACGGTATCGGCAATGCCATCAGATTTCCCCCGTTTTTCTGAGCCACCTCAGACAAATAGCCATACAAAGAGAAATTACTGTTTTCCTCAACATCTGCCGTAGGCATGCATCTCCTCATCAGTTCGGACATTGCCTCGACATTACCCATAAGCCTGTTGCCTATATTATGATAAAAACTGTCTATATATATGAAATTGCCAAAATCACTCTCACTATAATTGTACCCCTCATCTGTATTGTTTTCCTCAAGAACAACCTTCCATCTTTCCCTTGATGACTGGCAAAACCACCGTTCATAAAGTTGCTTTAAATTCATATATATTGACAACCTCAAATCATCACTGTCAAATGTCTTTACATCATCCTCCTCAGCATATATCTCATCCAATGTTTTCTGTATATCCTCATCACTTATAGTACCCTCAATATTCATTTCTTCTATTCTTGACTGGACGATACTTTCCGCATCTGAATAATATTTCGATGCTGATATCATAGCATTGACTAATTGAACCTCAACCAAATCATCACCATTCTCAAGGCTTCCTGCCCATATTTCCTCCCGTATTTTGCTGTCACCTTGGGTCTTTTCAACATAAAATGCCGGAAATGGAGGCAATTCATCTGTAAAACAATCTGTCTGATCACTTGTAAGTGCATAATGAGATGCTTTCCTCACCTCCTCGTTATTCATCAATTGGGAATTAATTTGCTTGGTGCATTCATAAAAAATATGCACGAATGTTTCCATATGGGCAAATGCCATCTGGTATAAATTCCTTATCGTCGGAGGAAACCCCAATGCATTAACTATCGCCTGATTCTCAGCCTCTTCATATTTTGAATCGGCTTTCTTCTTGTCAGTGCTTACTTTTTCCAATTTCTCAAGCAATTTCTTTCCGCCCTCAAACGGTGCAAGATTGCCCTTATCTAACACATAAACATAATACTCTGTTGCTCCGCTATTCTTTTTCTGAAAATGTTTTCTGTCTATCAAATTTTTCTTTGATTCATAATATGAATCGCCATTAACGATTTCAAAACTATTTGATTTTGCTTGTCTTCTGAATTTATATTGATGTATATTCTCTCCTTTTGAATACATGCCCACAAAGCCAAACCCGTTAATCCTGTCATCACTAAAACTTTCGTTATACTTATCAAGATCATTAACAAATTTGTCCACTCTTTTCGATATAACATCTATCATATCTTTCCGATCACTTATCAAATAAGCAATCTTTCCTGATTCTGGTTCCAGCCAATTTTCACCGCCCTCATTACATGGAAACGGAAATTCATCATACAAATTTTGAATCCTTCGTGATTTCTCATCATATCTTGATGCTGTTGTTTTTCTTTCATCCTCAACCGTCATATGCTCTTCACTCTGGATTGCCATGGCAATCTGGTATCTTAATTCAGGAAATGTAAGCATTGGAACCTCTCCCGACCCATTGGCATAATAGAACCTGCCATGCTCTGATGTTTCCGATTCCCAATATTGAACACCTGCATCAAGCACATATGGAGCGACTGCAAGATATGTCATAGGTATATCAGAATACACTCCGAACATATACCCAATAAAATCAACTGTTATTTCAAAATTGCCACTTAATGCATCAAAATCCACACTTGTTTTATTAACCACAAGCCTATATGTCACCGGGTTCCCATAAAAGCCTTTCACTGTCAAATTATATTGTGGCGAAGGGATAGAATACAATAAACTGTAAAATGATCCTTCACCCATATCATAATTGGATTTCAACTCTTGGGCATTCATCAATGATGCCCCTCTGATATCAGTAAATTTAACCACAATCTGAGGATACATCGTCGATGTATAATTAATATCAATTGACTTGATGCCAATGCATTCCGTTGTATTCTCCCATGGCTTATTGGCACTTATATCCGTGAAATTAGTTGTCAAAAAGCCATTAGTTCCACCATTGAATACAATTGTCCCGTTCTCGCTTGAATACTCCAATGTTTTTGTCTCACCATTCTCCGTCCCTAAACCACATGCTTTTCTTGTACTATAGATGATTTCCAAATCTACCGATATGCACAAATCCTCCAATGGAGATTGATATCCATTAGTCCCCGCATCATTGATTCTTGTCGGCTCAACAAATATGATTCTATTTTTGCTTTGGCATTCTGTCATTTTTCTGTATATTAGTAATTTACGCTTTTGATGATGAGTATGTATCTCGTTGGGTCTCATTCAATGTCACCGTAGCTCCATTGCTCATCGGCAATGCATTCCGGTTTACCTTCAATCCTTTAAATGTGGTTGTCATATTTCCCAGCGTTATACTATGGGATACCTCCATAATCATATATGCCCCATGCCATAACGGCATTCCGTTCAATTGAAAATACATCAATGGCAGTATCTGGGCATCACCCATCATCTCAACCGTACATTCATATGAATTGCTTGAAAAAATCTTATATATGTCCTGTCCGTATATTGTTGTCTCCCTTGGTCCCTCTGCGCTTTTTGATGCGATATCCATTGTAGCAAACAATCCTATTTCACTTGTCTTCGGCTGATTGGTATTCAATGATATATTTTTGAAAAACGACTGGTTTTGCTTAGCAAAAGTCACACCAAATGCTGGAATAATATTGCTTCTGCCAGTTTCCCCATCCCTAAATGCCATCGGTAGCAAATCCTCCTCATCGGTCAAATCAATCCCATCATAACGATATCCATGTCCCAAATCCAGATGCTGGCTTGGCTGATATGAATAAAGGAAAACAAATGCTGATGTATCACTCATTGTCGTCCTTGACAATGGCAATGCCTTGAAAATATCTTCAAGAGCATCCTCATTATTCAATCCATAAAACATTGGCAATGACAATAATTGCCCATTGCACGCCATTGATACACCTGTCAAATATTTGTACATTGACATTCCCTTATATGTGGAATCAGGCTCCTCTTTCATGTTATCCGACGATGGTATTGACTTCGATATAAGATCCAAAACCTTATTGCCATTAACCAATATCCTATCACCAATATCATGATAGAAACTATCTATATAAATGAACTTGTCAAAATAACTTGATTGGTCATTATATTCATTCAAGTTTGATTCATTATGCTCAGCATTAAGAATCCATTTATCCAACTCCGTCGAGCAAAACCACCGGTCATACAAATTCTTTAATACCATGTATGTTGATAGCCTGATATCCTTGTTTTTGAATGCGTCCTCTATTATTGTTTTTGAATTAACCGGTACCTCATCATTAACAATCTGATTTTCATATATTTTTTTCAATTCATCACAAAAACCATTGAACGCTGCCTGAAATGTTTGATGCCAAACCGGTTTATTTTGTGTAATCCCATCTGTGGTATCAATGACTGTCCTTAACCCTAATAATGTTTCTCTTAGCAATGATTGTAATCTCTCACATTTTATTGATGCTTTATCTATTCCGCCACCGAATCCCTTCACATAATTCAATACTAAACCTGCAATCTCATTATTTTTAACTGTTATGTCATCAAAAAAATAAACATCCGGGTCACGTAGCAAAACATCTATTTTTGAATATTCATTTTCTGCCCAATTAATAAAATAATTCTTCAAGAACTCCTTTCTTGTTTTGTTAGTTCCCTGAGGTTCTCTATATGATGCATAATTTTCATTTTTCGAATAAGGAATTGCATATGTTGTTGTATTTCTCTTCAAATAAATTTCATTTAATTTTGCTTTTTTATATTTAAAATCCCCCTTTACTTGTTTATTCCCATATCCAAATTCCACATATCCTTCAGTCTCTATCTTATCATCTTCTTCTCGCCAATAGACAGCCCCTTCCATCAAAATTGTAATTAAAAAATCTGTCCCATTCTTACATTTTGGACTAATCAAATCTCTCATATATGGTATTGAAAAAAGAAACAAATATGCTTTTGCTTTTATATCTTTTTGCAGCCAGTAAAACGGATTCCCAAATAATGAATGCTTCAACTGTTCATCAACTTTTCTTGCCTCCCCATAACACGTTGGAAACCTAAAATATATATTTTTATCTTGTTCTCTTACTCTTTTCATCAATTCCACAGTACCTATATCAAACCCATTTGTATAATTTTCATCATTTTTCAAGATTACTGATCTAAGATTATAAGTAGCAGTATTTGACCACATACTAACCTTAGACTTGCCATCCATATTATTGGCGAGGTTCCTTATCACATTTTCCTTTTTATATACCTCGAAATCCTCATCAAACTCCCCGAAATTGGTCTTTGACAAATTATCCACAATATCCCTTACATAATCCTTTGATTGGAATATATAAAAATTACCCTTATTCTTTTCCAAATGACTTAAATTGATAAAATCTTTGTTAGGATTCTTCTCTGGATCATTGTTGAACATTGACTGCAATTTGCTTAATGAATACTCACCTACCGGTATAACTTTGTCCCCGTCCTTCTTATACCAAGTATATTGCATATTATCAATTACTGGAGTCTTCAAAAAATTCCAACTATCAACTTTTTTTAAAAAATACCAAAAATCACCGTACGAGCATTGCTCTATGTATTTCTTATAAAAATTCCTAAATGAAGCATTTATAGTATTGCCGAATGCCTTATATACATTCAATGCCTCCAAAATACCAAATGCCCTCCCCTCTTTCACTTCTTCTCCATCATTCCCCAATAAATAATAATAACATCGCAATGCAAATGTTGTTAGCATTTGGGGATCTATTGAACTGCCATCTTTCCCAACGCTGGCTGATTTATAATATGGATTATCAATATGCCCAAAATTGGCAAAATCATAATATGTCAACGGTATGAATTCAGTAATATCGCCATTTATGCTTACCCCATTCTCACCTTCCGAACTTTCTATTAATTTTTGTATTTGATATTCCCTTGTCGTATATAATCTGGCAGCGTCAACAATTGCATTGACCAAGCCTACCTCATCCAAATCGTTCCCTTTCGTCAGCTCCCCAAGCCATAGCAATTCATTTTTAGCCTGACCCTCCTCGTCTTTCTTTGAATATATCGCAGTAAACGGAGGCATATAAGGATTACCCAAAGTCCAACTTATATCAGTATCTGTCAAAGAAATCCCATAATAAGACGGATCCCTCACTTCTGAATTATTATTCAAATCTGATGATATCTTTTTTGTAACCCCATATACCAATCTTGCAAATGTCTCAAAATGAGCGAATACCATATTGTATATGTTCCTGATTGTAAGCGGAAATCCGAAAAATTCAGTAGCCACTTGATTAGCGGTATCCTGATATTCTTCCTCTATCTTGTCAAAACTTTCCTCTATCTTAGCCAATTCATCCTTCAAAATATTGGCACTATCAAAAAAATCTTTGTTATTTTTATCATATGTATAAAATCTGTATTTTGATATACTTATCTCAGATTCTATACTATTCAATGCTTTTTTAACGTCATCATTTTTCAAATAGTTATCCATTATAGAATAACTATGATCACTTCCGTCAGCAACATCTGTCACACTATGACCAAATACTCTTTTTCTTCCTCCCAGCAAATAATTATATGCACATTTTAACCTGTCGCCTTTCTCCAAACAAGAATAGACAGTTGAAAAATTCGTTTGGTATCTACTATCATATTTTTTCAACTTCTCCCAATACTCGCTTATTTTTTTGGATAAGTTCTTTACCGATGTACTTGAACCTTTTTCTGATGCATCCAAATCTCCGGTTTTAATTGTAAACAAGAAACTATCATCCTTAGGCTCATTCCATCCGGTAAACGGGTATTCATTTATAAGTTCCTCTATCTGATTCTTTCGTTTATTCAGTTCATCAATCCGATCATTCCTTTCATTTTGTGATTTCAAATATTTTTCATTTGATGCTAGTTGAGCCAATTTCAACCTGAATTCAGGAAATCTTATCATTGGTACATTCTTATTCTGATCATTTATAAAAGAAAAATGACCAGAAGCCACTAAATCCTCCCAAATATTCTTTCCATCATAGTTCACATATGGAGCGACCACCAATAAAGACATTGGTATGTCCGCCAGCGGTCCATACATATATCCCACGAAACTTGCCGTAATATCGAAATTGCCTGTTGATGAATCCAATGCTATTGATGTGTCCTTCAATGATAAATTATAAGTCACTGCATTACCATAAAAGCCTTTCACCGTCAATCTGAATATCGGATAAGGCATCATAAACATATCATTGAAAAAAGAAGGCTTTGTTGCCGTCCCATTAGCATAACCCTCGTTTTTTCCCATCAATGATGAGCCTCTAACATCTGTGAATACTATTGTGGCTTGCGGACATTGCCATGAGGTATAATCAATATTGATTGACTTTATCCCAATGCATTCATCAGTGCTTTTATCAGGATCAACCGGATTGACCTCCGTGAAATTCGTTGTCAACATGCCGTTTGTACCCTTAAAAAAAGACTTGTTTCCATCCACCGCTCTGAAATGCCTTATGCTTCCTTTGCCTGTCGCATTCGGTTGACCGCATGCATATCGGTCATTCTTGATGATTTCCAAATCAACATAGATATAATTATCTTCCAATGGCGATGGATATCCATTGACCCCGTTATCACCAATGTCTGTAGGCTCAATATATATAAGTCTTCCTTTTTTCTCAACCGGCATATCTTTTTTTCTTGATAAATAGTATTTGCTAACTTTCAAAAATATAACTATTTATCAAGAAAAGGTCAACATCGTTGCTCTTTTTGAGTTTTGAAAAAAAACATACAAAATGTGCGTCACGAACATAGCGGAAGTGCCGACATCGACATCCATCACTCATTTTAACATAACCACGGCAAGAAAGCCCCCTCCTTTAGGTGGGGGTAGTTCACAGAGAAAGAAAACACAATCCTTCAACTGCTGTCTTCCTCATTGTTTGTTGTGGGTCATATCCTTGACGGAGAAAAAGAAGTATTGGTCGGCGAAAGTTCAATCAAGTTCCATAAAGGCGAAACTTATTTCCTAAGCCAAAAAGCCCATTGCGGCTTCCCATCCCTACGGCACCGAGTGTCAGCAAACCTGCCAGTGATGTTCCAATTATCATATCTTCCATATGTTTCGCTACCTCCATATGCGTTCTCTTATGAACTGCTATGCTTTTGCCTATATGCATAGATGAGACTATATCTTCATCTCCTAATCCGGAGAGTCCCCCATTTCCGTCCGCTTGGACGTACTCCCTTTCAGGATAGTCGTTGAACCTTCATCATTTCTGATGCTTGGCTGCTGATTGCCTTTTTTTATAAAGGGTTTCCAGCAATTAAGGGGATTTTACCTTTTCCTTTGCTTGCATACTCCTTATGAGTCATGTTTCCAGTTTCAATTGTTTCAGCCATAATTCAATTTTTTTTTCTCTGTTCGTTATTGTTCTCTTTTTTGAGCGCTCTACTATAATAATACTTGAGAAGCCTTTCTGGGCGATTTTTTTTGTTCTGAAAACATTAAAAAATGTTCCAAAATCGTATTAGCACAAAAATCTACGATTTCAGAACATTTTTTCCTTTATTTTTCTCTCATTCTTATTTATGTTGAAGAGTATAGTAATAGCCTAATAATTTTTCTGCCTTTCTTTTGAATTTATTGTAATTCTTTAAATACCAACCATATATTGATTGTTTTACTGCTTCATAATTGCTAGCCTCTATATTTTTTGTAGGCAACATTTCTCCTGCATCATTTAATTTCATGACTAATTCTTGATTTATTATTAAATCTTTAGAATTATTAATGCATTCTAAAAGTTCATACATATCATCCAATAACAAAATTGACTCATATTCAGTTGTTCTAATATCTCTCTTTATCTCTATATCATTATTAAGTTGATATTGTAAATAATACCCAAATTCACTCAATCTTGCTTGACGTTCAGTATCCCTAAATAGATAATTCAATTTATTAATATTAACATTATCTGTTACAAGTATGTCTTTTACATTATATCTTTCAAAATTAATCATATGAGTAAATTCATGTATGATAACTGCTGCCGCATCGCCCATATTTATTGTTTTTGGATTAATATACAAAACATATTTGTCACCCTGCCTATTGATTGAAGCTAATCCTTTTTTATAACTATTAACTTCCACCTCAATTGGTTTACTTGCAACAAAATAAGATTGATATTGATTAATCGTCTTTGGCTCAATTAGAAAATTATTTTCTCCATTTTTAACGCGTATTACAATATCATTTGCTAAAGTTTCCAATTTTTTATCTATCATTCCCATTGACTCATTCAAAAGAAGTATAACACAAGTTTTTATTATACCTTTTACTTGTTCTTCAGTCAAATAGAGTTTTTTCTCACTTAATTCCATATTTTCTTTATCTTTTTATAATATTAGCAAAAATTCTTGGCATATCCTAATCTTTTCATATAATGGTCCTTCTCTGATGAGTTCGGGTTTGCTCTCATATAAGCATAAACTTTCCTCTGAACTTTCTCCGGACTAGGAATCTCTACCTTCCTATAGGTTCCGCCTATATAATTGCAATAAATCACGGCAAGTGCCTCCTGCAAATTTGTGCTTCTCTTCACAGATTCATTAATCGCTGGATTAACCTCCTTGATTTCCCCTATCAATATGTCAAACTGCTCATCAAGGGTCAAATTCTCAATACCGCCCGGATAACTAACCTTTGTGGCTTTCTGCCATGGGCTCGGATTTATGCATGTCCTTCTACCCGGCTCATCTATCGCCATCAAAAATTGTTCTGGAGCCATTCCATGAACCTTTCCTCCATTCTTCTTTGCCACAATAGTTGCTGCTCGTAATTTCCTATCCCAAAATGTAAATTGAATTATTCCGGCTCCATAAGAATACGCTGCATCATAATGTTCAAGCTCCTTGGATGATGTCCTTGGACCTTTATAGCATGCGCTTGATGATTTCAACGAGCCTGATTTCTCCCCTACATTCACCATCCACGGACGGAATCCTCCAGCCTCCCCATACACACATCCAATCAATGCCGCAGCCATATAATCCTTCCACCCCAACTCTCTCATCAATCTATCCCTGATTGCCATGCTCTGCCTGTAGTCATTTTCATTTTTTACCTTTATAACCGGATTATCCGGATAATTTGACATATTACTCATAATGTAATTATTTTCTTTCTTATTAGTTAAAGGAATTTTCCAATTGCCGTCATTCAACGTTATTGTCGAACCACTAACCATTGGTATTGCATTCCTGTTTATCCTTATCCCCTTGAATGTTGTTGTCATGTTTCCCGGAACAATCTCATGGGAAACACCCGTCACCATATATGTACCTTTCCAATATGGAATGTTACTTAATTGGAAATACATCATCGGCATTATCTGGGCATTGCCCATCATCTCGACCGAGCATTCATACTGCATGCTTGAATATACTCCATAGATATCCTGCCCAAAAAGATGGGTTTCCCTCGGTCCCTTGGAATTAGTTTGTGTTATCGACATTGTTTTCGCCAACGACCTGTCCGTCACTCCCGGCTTATCAGACTTGAATGATATATTCTTAAACAACGCCTGATTCTGTTTTGCATAGGTAACGCCAAACGCGGGAATATAATTGCCGTCATTATCTGTCAACGCCGACGGCAACAAATCCTCCTCAGTCAGCATGAAACTGTCATCTTTTTTCCCTTGTCCCGTAGCCAACTGCTCTGATGATTTGTAATCATAAATAAATGCATATGTCATTGATGCATTCCCCAATGATTTTTTGTCATATGGCAATACCTTAAACATCTTTCCCAATGCAGCATTATTCTTTATCCCATACATTACCGGCAATGCCACAAGGTTCCCCCCACATCCAGAAGCCACCTCATACAAATATTCATATATGCTATGATTATCATATTGGATTTTGCCGCCTTCGCCAGTCAATCCACCATCAGGCAATGCCTTTGAAACCAGATTTGTAATCTCTGTGCTGTCAATGATTAGCCTTTGCCCTATATTGTGGTAAAAAGTGTCTATAAACGCAAAATTATCATAGTCACTATCACTATATCCACTTTCATCAGAAGTGTCCATTACAGGGCTTTCTGATAGCCTCCAACGGCTTTCTGGAGTCGAGCATAACCATCGGTCATAAAGATTCTTTAAAGTCAAGTATGTGGAATGCTTTAAATCCTTGTTTTTATATGGTTTGTCCGTTATATCAGCATTTCCATCTTTATCATCACTGTTATCTTCCGTTTTATTCAATCTCCGTATATTTGCATCAATTATCTTGTTTTTCTCCGAGTATAATTTTGATGCCGAAATAAGGGACTCCACGAATTTCGTTTCCTCCAAATCTGCCCCGTTGTCCAAATCGCCAATCCATATTGACTCGCCAACACTGTCACTTCCATATGTTTTATTTTTCACAAACATAGGAAATGGTGGCAATATCCCATTTGAATTGTCTGAATCTGTCTCTGTGATTGACATATCATAATGTGATACATTCCGTTTTTCCGCATCATTCCCATCCATTTGTGATTTTATCTTGGAAGTACAATTATAGAAAACCTTCATAAATGTCTCCATATGTGCGAACATCATCCTATAAAGATTCTCGATTGTGGGCGGAAATCCTAATGCCTCGGCAATAAGCCTGTTCTTTGTCTTCTGATATTCCTCTTTTGCTTTCTTTGATAAATTGTCAATCTCCTTTATTTTTCCGTTTGCGGCATCATCTACATTTGTTTCTGAATCTTTATCAATCACCCAAACATATAATACTGATGGATTGCCTTCCTGCTGAATAATATCATCATAAAATTCATCCTGCAATACAGCATATCTAACTTTTATGCTTGCATTATCAGATTTTAAAATGTATTCTTTTTTATTTTCTTGTCTTATCAATTGAAAAACTTCTATCAATCTTGAATTTTCTCCGGAATATTTCTTCAAAAATGAATATGTATCCCCAAATCTTACACTATGGGATTTATTATTATCATATTCATTCACTGACTCAAGAAAATCTGATATATTTGTCCTTAAAGATGCCCTTGAACTTTCTGAAAACTCTGTTGCTATCTTATATATTATCTTTTTCTTCTCAATCCAATCCTTCAACGGATATCTATCAATTAATTTATATGCGTCTATTTTCTCCATATCCGCATAAGACAATGATTGCTGATAAAATGTCTCCGCTTGCTTGGATTTCTCATTTGCTGATATCGTGGCTACCTTTTCCCTGAACTCAGGATACTTAATCATCGGCACTTTTGTCTTGTCATTGAAAACAACGAATTTGCCGCTTTTTATCTGGTTATCCCAATAATCCCTCCCTACATAATCCATAAACGGCGATATAACAGCGTAAGACAATGGCAAATCATTGTAAACCCCAAACATATATCCCTTGAAACTCGCTGTTATTTCAAAATTACCTGTTGATGAGTCAAAATCTATCCTTACCGGATGAGACAATGCCAGATTATAAGTTATCTCGCACCCATAAAATCCCTTTATTGATAATTTGAATAATGGCGACGGAAACATGAACAAAGCACGATAAAATGAACCATTCTCATCATTTTCCTTCGGCGACATCACAGATATTCCTCGTACATCAATGAACTTAATCACCACATTCGGAGAAAAAGCCTGTCCTGCCGTTCCCATATCAAAAGAAACCGAAACTGATTGGATGCCAAAACATTCATTTGTATCAGTTCCGTCTTTCTTATATGATGCATCAGTATATTTTGTTGTCAAGGTTCCATCTGTTCCATGCAAATATGATGCTTTCCCGATAAAAGAAGTCGTAAATACCCTTGTAGCTGTCCCATCAGCGTTAACCATTCCGCATGAATTCCTGTCCGATAAAACAGCCTCCAGATTCAATGAAATGCATAAATCTTCCGGAGGCGACATATATCCATTAACCCCTGGATTATCTGTTACCCCGTCAAGTATCTCGTTAGGATCTACAAATTTGACTCTGGTTCCTATCTCTCTGACCGCCATCTTGCTTATTTATTTCTTTTTAGATATGCATCTATTGAATCTTGATAAGCCTGAATTGATGTACCCAAAGGAAACGGAATCCTCAATGTAGCCCCATCTGGTATCCTATACTCAATAGATCCATATTCCGGATTGGCTTGCATTATCAACCATGCATAATCCGATGAATTATAGTACTTATAAGATACTTGATCAAGTCTTGTCTTCCCTTTCTCATATATCTCATAAAAATCACTGTCCTTCACCGGAATCTCCCCGAAAGGAACTATGTCTATCTTTCCGTCCTTACGGAACTGCTCATATCTGTCAAAATCCGCCATTACCCCTATTGGAATTTAGTCGTTATTGTTTTTCTATTCAAATTTCCGCCTTCTCCAGGATCCATTGCATCAAACTGGCTCAATACCTTTTCCTCGCCATCATATTTTGTATAATAATCAGCATGACGATCATATACTGATGCATTCGCATAGTAGTTATAAGAAACTGCATTCTGGAGTCTGTCAACAGGACCCGCGATATCTTGGCCGCCAATAAAATTAAACGTCAAATTGACATTTGCCATCATCGGTTGAACCCCTATTCCCTCCGGATTCAAATCATATTGTATGCCTGTACCAGTATCATAGTCAATTGACATATTCGTTATCACTATCTTTGTATTGAAAAAATCACCAATTCTCAATACACAATACGGAGCACGCCCGAAAGCCAAATTACCTGCTGGAACGCTTCCATCCTGATTGCCGATTGTCTGCGTAGGTCCCTGCCTCATGCATTGCTGCAAAAATGTCAATCTCGCATTGAATCCTTCTGGCGTTATTGAATGATATGCAGGACTGAAGAATTGTATTTTGTCAATAATATTCTTATAACTCAATTTGTCCGTCTCGCCAAGATTCTTAAAATACATATATTCATTATCATATGTATATTGAGGGGAATCATTCGTCTTGGTAATGCTTGCGCTTTTCTTACCTGAATCAGCTGTAAATACTGCTGCATCCAATGTTCCTCCAGAAGTCTCGCCATTACCTATTGCCCTTAAATTGCCACTAATATCCTCACTCATCCTCTTCTGCAATTCGGCATCGCTTATGTTAAGATATATATTCTCATCAGTCTCGGTTCCGTCTGAGGTTGTCGGTCCCTGATATCCTTTTATCTTGACATGGAATGTCGCAATGGCACATCTGGCAATCTTGGCATCAACCCTGTTCACATCCTTATCCCCAGCAAGATCATTCACTTCTATGATATTACCGTCTTTCCTCGTTATTATATCATCAGATACCTGATATTTGTATTTCACAATTGATGCTATCGCCGCAGCCCTTCTTGAACATAATGTATTGTTATTTTTTGTATATCCATGGCTTGACGCAAATCCTTGAACATCAACTCCCGTGATTGTATATTGATTGCTGCAATCTGGATTCTGCGGATCCATATGCAACACCTGCTCCATTCCCTTCAAATTAATCAAATCATCAAATGAATGCAGTTCGTCATTTTCATCAATGCCTAATTCTTTTATTATTAATTCTTTTCCTTTATCTATGCTTTTATTAAACAGATAGTCACTATTTTTATTCACCTTGTTTTTCTCTCTCAATATTTCTTTCTCATATGAACTATCCCTTCCTGTTCCCCATTCCACTCCGGAATCATACTCATATTTTTTAAGATTTGTTATGACTGATTCCCCATCATTCTGGTCAATGGAAGAGAAATCATTCGGGAAAAATATGATATATTTCACATCCTGGGTTGACTCCACCGGCTTAGGTTCTGTGGTAGTAGTCTTTGCCTCTTCTACTGTATTATTGTTTCCCTTTTTGGAGATATCATCCGACAAGTTGTCACATCCTGCAAAAAATCTTAACAATGTCTGCTCATCATCATACTTATCTTTAGGTTCTCCCATACCCCTCCATTTATTCATAATCGACGGATGGTCAATCAGCATGGTAAATGACAAGTTTCCATTTCTTACTGTGTTTGTATATGTATAGATGCTTTCTCCTCTGCCAATAAAATCATTTTCCGACCAATTGGCAGTTGTATTCTCATTGAATTTCAAATTATAAGGAGGAAACCACATAATCCTGCCCTTATTTGGACCTCTTTGTTCCTCGGTCAAATTCTCATCAATATGAACATCACGCCATGCAAGATTCTCGATTGAGAACATACATTTCTTGATATCATTGTTATATTCTCCTCCGTTCCTAGTAGGAGCAATACGAACATATCCGTTATTCATCAATGACGAATGCTCATTAAGGCGTTCATTTCCCTTATTCGGGCGTAAATCACCAACCAATTTTTCCTGAGTCTCCTTTATACTCATGAAATTATTGTCACCGTCAATAAATGGTCTAATCCGGTCTTTCAAACTGGCATATTGATGATGAGTTGTCCATACTCGGCAATAAGGATTTTGATATCCATTCGTTGTATTCTCTGGATTTTTCCTCAACAAATTTCGACCTCTTGAAAATTGATATTCTTTATTATAAGCTGTTTTAAAATCATTATAATCAGTTATGTCTAATTCTGTATGAAACCTGCTGACAATACTTTTTATTTTTCCATTCTTGAATAACTCATTTGTTTTAGACAAAATACTTTTTTTCGGCGATTGCAATAAGTCCCCATCCTTAAAAAATGAAAACTTACTTCCATCACTCATTTCTGAACTACTTACATCCCCAACTTTTTCTTGTTTCTCTTCATAGAAATTATAGTCTATAACGTTTTTACCTTCACTAGTAAATGCTTCTCCTTTTGTATAAGCCGGATTAATTATTGCATTATCAGCCGCATAATTCGAGGTATCTGTCATATTATATGGCAAAGAATAAGCATCAGCATCATTAACACCAACACTTACCCCATATGCAGTGTTCTCGCCATATCCATAGTAATCATTCAACCCAGTCAATACCTTCTCCGGATTGATATAATCGACAAACGGTGGCTCATCCCATCCGATTGGACGCTTCACATATCCTTTCTGGTGATACTCTAGCAATCCATTCTCAAAAGCAAATATCCTTTTCTCATCCCTATATGCGCAAGCCTTGTCTCGAACCGTGGCACTGTTCGGAATCTGATATGTCTTGTCAAAATTTGTAATTCTTTCAGAATATTTTGAATCCTTGGAATACCAACTTGTCATATTAAAGAACAAATTGTTCTCACGACTTTCCTCCCGATCCGTTAATCCAAGAACACCTCCGACATTATCCAATGTCCCTACCACGCCAGCATGCTTCATAACATCCGGTTTATCTGGAAGACTGTATAGCTCCCCTATAGCCTCGCCAAAACTTGCTGGAACATCATACTCCTCAGTATTGTACCTTTTACCATAGTTATTAATCAGATTGGCATCCCTGTAGCCCATCATCGTGGCGGTTCGGTACACCCCCATAACCTTTCGTCTCGACAAGATTCCTCTCATCTCCTCCCTCGCCTTACGGCTTGTCCCTATTTTAAAGTCAAATGCTGCCATATTCATTAAAAAAATAACTCTATTATGCCGGTTTGTCAATCCTTATGCAATGGCATATCTGTTTATACCACTCGGAACATTCGTTCCATATTTACTCTCATTCAATCCCTTCATTATTATCGGAATCAATGTTGTCTTTATGAATGACGGGTTCTTCAACGCAGCCATCAATTCTTTAGTAACATCAACTTCCTTTCCATTATTTCCCTCCAATTTCAATTTGCCGTCAATGTTGATATTGATTTCCTGCGGCTTTGCTTTCTCTCCATTATTTTTTGCCGTTGATGATGAAACAACATCATTGCCATTACTTTTCATCGGCATCACTGTTATCGGAGCCTGTGGCTTGATTATACCCTCATTTTTCCTGCCAGACGGTGATAACGCCGTAATCTCATTCTGGTTATTTATTACAGTCGGTCTTCCAATCGCAGCGATTTTCGCCTCTTTAATCCTCCTCTTATCAATCTCATCCAATATCGCACTGTCACCTTGACCGATAAGTTTCGCCTTTGTCTCGTCATCAAGTTTTCCGGTAGCCAAAGATGCCGTGATGCTCTTCATCTCCTTTTTGGAATACTTGCCTTGCACCTCCAAGCCTTTTGCCGACAAAGCATTCTCCAAGTTAGCCTCGGCTTTTCTTTTACCTGCTTTGCAAATCCCGACAACCGTACCTGTTACAACTCCAATTGCTGCGCCGATTGCTGTTCCTATACCAGGCGCAATCATCGACCCTAAAGATGTACCAATTCCAGTATATTTCAAGGTCTCACTACCCCAAGTCATCGCATTATCAACGCCATATCCTTTTTTCTGTTTGCCGCTCTCCACTCTTGCGTCTCGCCATCCTTCCAATGCCGCTCCAGCCAAACTAGCCGCCATGCCAACGCCAGCGCCTTTACCTACATTTGCCAATGTAAGTTTTGGATTCGCAAGATATTTCGCCAATGCTTGACCACCTTTGCCCTTTCCTATTACATTGGTCAATGCCTTGCCTGCCTTTCCTCTACCAAATGCCTTTAATACTCGCCTTTTAGCCGTTCTCTCTACTGAGTTTGGTACATTTACTCCTTTGACATTTCTAAAGAATGGATTTCCTTTTGATGCATCCGCCAATGTTCTTGTCACTGTACTGGTTGCCGGTGCCGCTGTAGTAGGATTCACCCCACCACTTCCCGGTGGCATATTCCCGTTTTTCAGATTCTTGAATATCGAACGATTGGCTCCCCAAAACTTGTGCTGATATTTTATTCTTCCAAATGTCTCAAATGCTCTACCTCCTACTTGGAAGCCTCCATTAAGAGCCTTCAACACTACTAATGCACTCAAAACAGCACCAGCATTACCGATAAGATCAGTTACCCCTTTGGAAATCTTTCCGAGCCATCCCATCATCCTTGCCTCTACCGCCTCTCTCTGCTTCTTCGCGCCGCTCCTCACGTCCGCCATTCCCCTAAGCATGGTGGCGATATCCTTGATGTTCTCACTATCGCTTTGGTTCTGCTTCACCAACTCGGTATAGTCATTGTTTGACAATTCACTGAGTTTCTTGAACTCGCCATTAAGGTTCACTCCAGCCACACCTTTCTGAATTGTTCCGGTATTCCTGATCAACTCCTTCATTTCATCAGACAAACCAGATTTTCCAGAAACCCTTAACTGGCGGTCTATCTCCTCTCTCCTTGTACCAGCATTAACGGATTCCATCAAGTTATCGTAACTCATCCCCATTGCCGCAGCCGCAGCCTTAATCCTTTGCCTATTGAATGAGGATACCTCAACCTCTCCGGTCTGCTTGTTGACGGTTCCCATGCCCCGGATCATTCCGGTAACCCTGTCCATCAACCCCTCCATATCGTTCAATCCCTCATTCAGCATCCCCAATGGATCAGCTAATTGCGAGAACGAACCACCAAGCACCTGCAATTTTGATGCAGCATCCATTGCCCCTTCCACCGTCTGGACCTTCTCAGCAAATTGAGCCACCTGCTTCATGTCAAGTTTTATTGCAGTAGCCTTTCTCGCCATATCCTCCAAACCCTTCAATCCATTCTTGAATGTATAGTTTTGAGCTATTGTTATGTTATCAAGGAAATTTTTTGAATATTTCGAGAAATCAAGCCCATATTTGGAAGCGGTACTGAACATCTTTCCCGAACGCTCAGCGGCATCATTGATTGACAATCCGAAATTCTCCAATTTGACTATCATGTCATTGCCACGGTCTCCCATGACCTTGTTCATAGCTGCCATGTTCTCCTGCCCCTCGTTGCTCACCCCTATGTTTCTACCTATAGTATCCACATAGTTCTGCTGCATCTTGAGCAATTCATCAGCGGAAGTATCAAATCTGATACCAATCTTGCTACGCACGACATTATTTATCGTATTGTCGCGCAATGCCGCCATTCCTTTGGTTGACATGGCGACGCTCTTCGCATAGTTCGCCGCAGCCTGATCAGCCTTGCCCCAAGAACTTGTCAGACTGTCAACCTGCTTCCCTATTTCCTTGAATACATCTTTTGTTGATTCAACATTGGAATTAAGTCTTCTGAAAGATGATACCTTACGCTCAAATGCCCATTGCATTCTTGCCCGTTTATCATTAAAATCCTTAAAAGCCTCAAGTTTTTTCTTCCAAGACTCTTCATCTCTCGGATCTAAAGTTGTATTCACATAGTCTTCATATGCCTTTTCAGCCTCTTTTATACTATCCCTAAGTTTTAATGCAGATCTTCTATGTGCTAAATATGGATCATCATTAGGATTGCTCTCCAGAATGGCTTTTCTGAATTGTGCTTTAATATCATCTATTGATAGCGTTGTCTGAGTATTGCCAGTATTACCATTACCGTTTCCACTTATATTGTTGTTACCAGTTCCGCCACCATTCACACCCAGCATCTGGTCTTTGTAAGAGTCCCACAAACCATTGTAAAACTCATCTGTCGCCTTTCCTAATATGATTTTTCCATTACTTGCCATAGCCAAAGAAATATTTAAATAATTGGTAATATTTAGCTGAAAAAAATTCTTTCCCTATAAATATTTTGAAAAGAATTTCCTAACTAAAAAAGGAGTTGATTGTCAACTCCTTTTTCCACCACTCCTGCCAACCTGAGCCATCTCAGCATATGTATTGATTTCACTTTTTCCTACCGTTTTCTCGCCTTCCTTTGCTGCCATTGCTGAATACTCCCTTGACTGCTCATCGTTATGCCTTCTTATGAATTCCCGTCGCTCATGTATAGGGATTGACATTATCATATCCCACGGCATCCCGATATACTTAAAGCAGCCCCATTTCTCGGCTTGCAAAGTTCTGGCGTAATCATCAGGCGATATTAAGAAAAACAAATTGGTCAAGTTGTAGAAACACCTTCATCGAGCCACCTCCGAGACTCTCCGGGCGCTCTATCTCAAGATTAAAATCAACTCCCGGTTCATTGTCGGTCATATATTTCCTCAACGCCGAACTGTCCTTGACATTCATTCCCCTCACAAAATCCATGATGTATTTCCGGTCAGTGATATCATTGATTGACATTATCAGAAGATTGAACTTGTTCGTTACCGGATGGGAGAAACGCATGCCTTCGCCCTCCTCTATCTTATTGCTCCATTTCTGGATTTCATTGATAGCCTGCCTGACCGCGACTTTCTCATTATTGCTAAGTTTATCCTCTTTGTCAATGTACAACTCCATTGATGACACCATATCCTCAAGCCTTTCCTTCCTGAGTCTGAATTCCTCCAGTTCATCCAGTTTTCTCAATGTCACCGCATCCTTATGGGTAGGGAATCTGAATTTCACCACTGCCTTTGACACAGGCAATGTATATTCGAACCATCCATTTGCGTCACCCTTAAGATTAAATTCCTTATACTTTAACTTTGATAAATCAACCGTTGTCTCAAACTCTGTTCCAGTCCTGTCATCAGTAGCAGTTATAGGATAATCAGTCCCATAGCCAGTGGCTCTCAAAAACAGCACAATCGCCTCTCTGTCACCCTCAAGCAAATCACCCGGATCAATCTCATTGTTCATGACCTTCGCTCTGATAATGTAATCAAGAACCTGATTATCCCTATAAAGATTAGGGGAAACAATCATATCCTCATCATATGCGGTCAGATATGCCACCGGCATTGTCGGCTTCTTGTTCTTGTAAGGTTCTCCCTTTGAAGGCAACGGAATCACATCGAATGATGATGACGGCACCTGTTCATGCTTCTCTGGAATGCTTTTATCAACAGCGGCGGCGGTCTCCTCTATAGTCTTGCTCAACCTTTCCTCATCCTTATCCTGACCTGCATTGATTTGCTTTATCATGTCAAGATATGCCTCGCTCGAATCCTGCTCTTTCTTCACAGCCTTAGGCTTTTTCTTGAAATCAGCCGGATTCCCACCTTCCTGAACATATGTGGCAACAATATCATCCTGAGCTTTCTTCAAAAGTTTCACCTTATTCTCAATCTCCTCATCAGAAAACGTCCTTTTTCCGTCAGGGTTTAACTTGGTCTTGAGATTCTTTTTTGTCTCCTTTATCGTGCGCTCATACATGTCGTAACTTGCCTTAATCGTGGCAAATTCCTGCTCTTTTGTCAATTCTTCCATTGCGTCAATGTCTTTTTCTCTTATTCTCTTTCTTAATTTTTCTATCCTGCTCAATATTAAGAATGTCTCTTAAATAGTCCATCACAGATTTCGGATTCTCGTTGATATCCTTTTCCCATATGTAATAAATCGGGATACCATGCGCTAAAGCCCATTTCTCCTTGTATTCGTCAACCCTCTGAGCCCTCTTCTGAACCTTGTTCAAATCCTTCTCCTCATACAACCGAGGATCCCCATGCCAATATGAACCATTTAACTCAATAATCGGTCCGTCAGGAATAATCCGGAAATCATAGTATCTGCCTATATCCTCAGCCTTGAACTGATATTGATATGTCACCCCCAACTTATCAAGAAACTCTCTTGCAAACCTCTCCTCCAACTTTGAAGTTCCATATTCTTTATGAACAGGCTTCCGCCATGCCCTTTTATGTTTGGTCTTTGGCGGAAGTCTGTCATCCTTTTTATTTTTCTTCTTATTAACCGGTTTATTTTGGGTAATCGGTTTTCTTTTTTTAGGAGGCTGAGGCACAATTAGTTACTTTTAACAATAATAAGAATCGGATACTTCTGTCAGAAAATCATCAAACGAATATGTCAAGAATATTTTCTTTGCAGTATCATCATCATAATTACTTGGAGTGGAATCAACACATTCCAGCGCACAATCCTCAAATGTCTGAGTTATTGTAGTATATCCAAATCTATTCAGTCTTGAAAACTTGATATCAATATTAGGTATCTGATTCTTAAACCATCTATCCGCTAATACCTCATAAACCGGATTATCCTCATCCTCAATCAATTCAATATAAATTTTCCTTTCAGCAAAATCCACATCGAATACTTTGACCATATAGCATAAATCTATATTATCAAAAGGCAGACTTACCATGAATCTATTGTTATGCGCGATATTTCCAGAGTAATCATAATCCTTAAGTTTATTTTCTTGATCATTCGCATGCTCTTCCTGAATATCATCCATTTCTTTATGACAATCCTCTATCTCTTTCTCGCATTGCGCACGATGATTCTCAAACCAATTATTATCAACCGACTCCTTGGCTTGCATCTCTTTCAATTCCTTGATTTTATCCTCCGCTTTCTTCATTTTCCTTCTCTTTTCAACTGCTTCAAGTTCATCCGGTCTCAAACAACCATCCATATGCTTTTCAATCTCTGCCTTCACTTCATTTATTTCCGCAATCTTATCCAATTCCTTCTGGTCAGTAAGCAAAGATTGGGCTTTCGAAAAATCCGGTTTCTTCACCTCCTCAGGATCTGGTAATTCCTTATCATATTTCTCAAAAATTTTGTTTACCATGTCATTAAGGCTCTTGAACATGCCATTTTCAGAAAACAACCCTAATTTATCCTTCATCTCCTTAAGTCTTTCCTTTACATCACGAAGCACTGCGGTAGGGGTTCTTTGATCCTTTAGCATCTCAAGCAGCATATCATCTATCGGGACATCATACTTCTTGAATGAAACTTTATTCGTTGTTTTATTTTCCTTGATTTCAATCTTCTTCTTCATGTTAATCAGTTTGAGTTCCTTGCCATTCTCAGATTTCATTTCAATCTTTGCATCTTCCGGCTCAGCCAAAACCAATTTTCCATTCTTATTCAAAATGCCTAAGGCAAATCTAAGCAACGTTTGATTCTCCTCAACTTCTTCATTATCATCATAAATCAGATTGAATGACATCCCATCCAAAAAACTCATATGCCATTTCTTTTTCCAAACAAGATTATTGCCATTTGCCATATGCAATACCCCTCTATCAAAATCAATTCCGATTATCGGTGTTCTGACAGCATCTGTTATATAATCAAAAGTGGTTTTATCCTCAGAAATAAGGAATACATCAAAATTGCAGCACATATCAAGGCAATTAGAAATATACTCTGCCATCATAGTGGTCGCACCAGCACCCCTGCATTTCCTTATCAGAAAATAATTTACCCCAGAATTATATTCAACCCCATTCAACTGTTCCAAAGCTTCAATCTGTTCATCAGTCAACTTTACTCTCTCTTGTTTGTTCATTTTAGTTTATTCTTTAAAAAAACATTATCTTTCAATTCATTAGCCATTTGTTCAAACTCCATACAATCAGCCTTAAACCGGCTCTTTTCCTCCGCCGTCAATGTAAACCATTCATTCAACTTCTTCTCGGAAAAATATCTCTGATGCATCATTCGTTCAATAAAAAAAGGATATTCAGTCTCGAAATAATCAGCCAGAAATATTTCCTCACCATTCCCAGTTTGTAGTTTCTTCATCCTTTTCTCAATTGCTCCACGGGTGACACCAATCTTGAAACAATTGTCTTGCCCTGAATCACACATCAAGTAAACAAACGCCATTCATTGTCTTTTATTAAAAAGATAATCATATGCTATGGAATTGTCAACATTTATTCCTTTTTATCAACTATTTATCTATAAAAGAATTTAATATGAAGAAAAATTCAATTAAAGAGAATCTTAACGCGATAAAAAACATAGCACAAAAAGCCCCGAAAACCATAAACGAGGCTATTAACTTCGAGAATGGCGATATGGGTCTGGACGAACCTACAGATATGCCTCAGGCACTTGTAGAGCCAAAAATGAAAAAAGATCCAAAAATACACCCAGATGAGTTAATCAACGATTTCAGAAAGCGAGCTCTGAGGGCTATGGCTGAACTCGCCGACACTCCTGAGGATCCTAATTATGAGAACCTCAAGCGAATATGGCAACTCTGTGACAAAGCAGTTAATGAGAAACAAGACCAAAGAGAACTTGCAGCAAAGAATCCGAATCTAATGAACCAACAACAATAGAAAAAAGCAGGAAATTATTCCTGCTTTTCTTTTTTTCTCCAACTGTATTTAATCAAACCACAATTCCATATTTTGGTATATCCTAATTCTTCCGTCATCTCTTTCTCTGTCATTTCCATTGATAAATCGTACTTCTTTGATAATGCCTGCTTTCGCATATTGAACTTATGTATTCTCTCGTCTGGTTTTGTCAGACTCAGATAGCAATAATCCGGGTCCTCCTCTTCTTCTTTTTCAAATCCTATCTTCTCGTATATGTTTCCTTTAACCTCTGATGACCATCTCCTGTCAGCGAATGACTTGACATAATCCGGATTATTATTCCTTACAAATGCTTTAAATAACTTTCCTCCGATTCCCTGACATATGTAATTATAATCCGTGGCAAACCTGTTCAATTCGTATTCCCCCTCTTTCCATTTGATAAATGTCATCACACCAATCAACTCCTCATTGAAAAATGCGCCATAACAAATTGTTGCCTTTCCATAGCCTTGAATATGATACTTCTCAAGAAATGCCTCCGCTTCCTTATTCTCTATTTGTTTAACCATGCATTTTCTCGCACCTATCTTCTCCTTATCGTTATCCTTACCAATCAAATGCAGTAACTTGTTGATTACAATATCCTTATGATTTAAATACTCATCCTCAAAAATCTCAATCAGTCTAATTCCTTTAGCCTCACAGGCTTTCATCTTATCATAGTGATACCACCTATCTTTTCCGGTCGCCTCAGAATGCCAATACAATCCATTATATTCAATAGCAAGTTTCAATGACGGTACATAGATATCAAGTTCCTTCCGTCCTCCAAGTATAATCCGATCATGCTGGATAACATTTTCTTCGCCCAACTTATTAGCCAGAAAATCATAAATCTCGTTCTCTTTGCTTGAATATAAATTGGCGCAAACAGGGCAACCATGTCCATTAGTATGATCATATGCCAACTGTTGAAATTCTCCATGTTTAGGACAAATTATAGTTATTTTACTATGCAAATTATCATATTCAATTTTTGAGTAGTCATATTTGTCGCCATGAACTTTTCGTGCTTTTTCAATGTATTCTTCTTTTGTTATTTTTCGTACTTCCCCAATTTTCCTTTTACCGCATATAGGGCAACCTTGCTTATTACTATAATGTTTAGCTGGTGTTTGCCAAAACTCACCGTGTTCAGGACAAATTATGCATACCTTAGTGCTATTATCTACATATGTAACATTTGAATAATCATACTTATCTCCATGTACTGACCTAAATCTTTCAATCCAATCTTTAGTATTCAATCTTCGTCCCGCGCATTTTGGACAACCATTCTTCATATTAATATGACAATTTGGTGTCATTGTATATTCACCATGTTCAGGGCAAATTATAGTAACACCTTTCGCAGAATTTCTATAAACTACTTTTGAATAATCATATTTATCGCCATGAATTTTTCGTGCCTTTTCAATGAAGGTTTTAGTATCTATTACCTCCCTGCCTCTTTTTTCATTGGCGCAATAAGGGCATGCATGCCCTCTAAGAAAATCACTTGGATTTGTCCAAAACTCGCCATGTTTTGGGCAAATAACACAAACTTTTGTTCTTTGATTTATATATTCCGTCTTGGAAAAATCAAATTTATCCCCATAAACCGCAATTGCTTTTTCTACAAAATTTTCTGCTTTCCTCATATTCTTCAAAATTATTTTACAATAATAAGTATTTTTTTCTTCAAAAACAAGTTATTGGCTATTTATCCTAAAAAAGAATAATAAAAAATTAAAAGCAATATTCGTATGGATTTAATAAATAAAATCCCAAACGTATACGAACCAAAAAAGAAAAACCGGTTCTTAGTCAGGTTCCCAGCAGATTTGGGAATACAGGAATGGTACGTTGAATCAACCAAACGTCCGAATATAGTAACCAACAGTGTGGAGATTCCGTTCTTGAACACCTCCACATGGGTTGCAGGTAGTTACAGATGGCAGGAGATGCAGGTTACATTCCGTGACCCTATCGGTCCTTCCGCTACCCAGGCACTCATGGAGTGGATTCGTCTTTGCAGCGAGTCCGTTACTGGCAGACAGGGATACGCAGTATCCTATAAGAGGGATGTCGAACTTGAGATGCTCGACCCTACGGGAGTTGTAATCGAAAAATGGATTCTGGTAGGATGCTGGCTGACCACTTACGACGGTGGTGATCTTGCATACAATGACGATGGACTCGCCACGATTTCCGGCACCCTTCGTCCTGATTACTGCATTCTCGCGTACTAATTTTTAGTGAAAAAAAAAATAAAAATGCCGTGGCAAAAAACTGCGGCATTTTTAATCGTGTAATTTATTATATATTAAACAATTAGCTCAAAATATTATGTAATGGCAGGGGGCATTATATTAGTCCCTAGCATTGCATTCAATTATTTGATTCCAGAGTTTTTCAGCACGTTCTTTTCTTTTCTCTTCAGGCAACAAATCCCATTCTTTTATATAACCATTCTCATCAATAGTGAATTCCAAATAATCACCGAAACTATCATTCTTGAAATCAAGCAAGGACGGAACATACATGGTATCCTCACTACCAATTATTTCCTCCAAATCATTGTCAAGAAATGAATATCTTCCCTGATCGCAAACCTTGTAATGAATATTTGCTGTTGTTCCCTTATCCCAATCCAATATTCTTCCCTCATCCAAATCAATGATGATAAGCCAATGATATTCTGAACGAGGATATTGGGTACCCCATACATTCGTAATGATTTTATTTACCCTCACCATCAAAGGCATCCTTGACTCAACTCCTCCTTGATTATATTGCTCGTCATAATCCAAATCATCATTTCCATTTATTTGGGAATCCTCAAGATAACGAGGCTCCACATCACATGCCAAATATTTGATTTCAACTGGTTTCGCATTCGGTGTATCAATAAACATAAAAAATTGCCGGATTGTATTTTTTTATTTTCTCCGGCAATTATAAGCATAATATTTCTATTTTCCAAATTATTTCCTGTTTTTTTCTAAAAAATTGTCCAAAGTTCAAAAAACCTGTTGAAATCCTTGTATAGCAATTTGGAGTAGCCGTTTTGGCAATATGATTTCCCCCATGAATTCCGGATTATAAAACCCTCATCATCATAGCCCACGATAGCCACGGCATGATACCCAATTACATCCTTATCACCTTGATTGGAATCAGGAAGCCAAAAACTGTCCTTTATCCCATAAACCGGCAAAGCGCCCAAACATGGACCATTCGCCAGTATTGCGCCTTTTAATGCAATCACATTCCTTATTAATCCATAGTCATTGATTTTAAAATTACCGACTTTCGTCTTGACCCCATGATGCCTCACAAACTCCAAGCCATCCTTAAACGACATACCCTCTAACATTTTCAATGACCTTGCGTTATATATTTCAAAATAATCCACCCTATTGTCTTTTTTTGAGCCCAAACGGCAATTTATCTTCCAGTTGATATATGCACTGATTGAACAAGGGCAACAAATAGGATCTTCGCCTTGATTCAATACATCCGGCAAAATCCTCACATAAGAATATTTCTGAGGCATTTTAGATATATTCTGAGGGGAATACATCCTCTCGGTTCCATCTAGTTTTGATCTTATCAGTCCAAACATATGCTATTTTTCAATTTTTGAAGTCATTATTTTTTCAAGTAAGAAAGGTTCTTTCTTTCCTGTTATAACATACTTGAACATTGTCCCGCATGACCATTGCTTAATCCAAACATATTTCTGTATGGTATCTCCAGTTTCATATGATATGAATTCAGCATTATACCAATCCCTTACATCCTGCGACAATGTATCGGATATGCACAATGAGTCCAATTGGTATTCATTGACATATCGTTCAATCAATGTCACCATCCTGAAATCCTGTTTCCTGGCTTTATTGGCATTTCCACATGAAAACAAAATCAAGAATGTAACCATTATAAAAATCAGTTTTTTCATTGTTTTTTCGTTTTGTTATAAATAGTCTTAGGCAAACAAAAAAAGGAGGATTTTTCTTCCTCCTTTTTCATAAGTATTTATAATTCAATTAGTTTTCATCAAAAGTCATTTCATATAATTTTGCTCCACAATCATAAATCCTATACCAATGATTTTGATGGCAAAATTCCTTTTCTGTCATATCAACTGGGCATCCATATCTCTCGACTAGGATATTCTTACGAAATGCAAATCTGTTTTTTCTTGTATCCTTAATCACATAGAAATAATTCGGTTTTGTGTTATGAACAAAATTGAATCCTATTTTTTCATATACATCACCATTGGACCATCTCCTATCACAATATGTTATGATTTTTTTCGGCTTATAAGCATCTATGAATGCTTTCAGCATTTTAGAAGCACCTCCATTTACTGAGATTCCTTCCTTGGTGCATAACCTTAATATCTCATATGTATCATCCTCATTCTTATACCCTAAATTTCTTCTCAATTTTCCAAATGTCATTACAGATACCAATTTATTTTCATAATATAGCCCAAAACCATATTTGAATCCGATAAAGCCCTGAATATGATTCTCTTCAATAAATTGCTTACACTCTTTTTTATCAACTTCTCTAACCTCACATTTTCTTGCACCAATCCGGGTTTTATTCATATTCAATATATTCTTGATAATGTTTTTGCAAATATCCGGCTTGTATGACCATTCATCTTCAAAAATATGTATTAATCTAACATCTTTTTCCAAGCATTTTTCTGTTTTTTTCAAATGATATTCAGGATCTGGCTTCTGTTCCTCACAATGCCAAAACAAACCATCCAGTTCAAAACCAATATTATAATCCGGCAAATAATAATCTATTTCTTGAGGAGTAATTATTTTTCGGCAATTTTTATAATATTTTACTTTTATCTCCTTCAAAAATTCCTCAAAACTATTTTCTAATTTAGTCGGTCCCGTAATTTGTTCTAGTGGATGGCAAATACGACACTTATTTGTAATATTTTCTTCTTTTAAATATCCTAAAGTTCTAATTACAAATATATCACCACATTTTTTGCATTTAACAGTACAATCAAAACGTGAACGAAATTCTAATAACTCCAAATCATCATTATTGCAAATTTCTCTATATTTTGGTATCAAAACATTTTCCCTATATTCTTCATCCTTCTTTTTCTTTACTTTTTTCATTATCTCTGATGATTTTTGCCTACTTTCTTGCGTTTTAGAATACATATCTACTCCATACCTCTTTAGGCAGGTAGCTCTTGCTTTTGCTAATTCAGCTCTTTTTACTTCTATAGGCTTCTTACTATTCGTCTCTCTCAATGATTGGGATTTCTTAGCATTAATCTCATCTTTATGTATTTCAACATATTTCTTCCTGCATTCTTCAGAGCATGTTATTTTCTCATATTTTTTCCTAATTTTAAATTCTTTACCACAAATTGGGCAAATTCTTGTCTCCCATTTATCTTCACGTATTCCACGTGGTTCTTTTGGTGAGCCTTGCCCTTTCAAGTGATCCAATGGATTTTGCCAAAACTCACCTATTTCATTCCCATATCTATCTTTTTGATGGGATATAATGCAAACTTTTTTTCTTACTTCTTTGTATTCCGTTTTTGAATAGTCATATTTGTCTCCATGAACTTTTTTTGCTGCCTCAATAAATGATTCTGTTGTCCAACTATGCCTAATACATCTTGGACAATTACCGCCTCCTAAAAAATTGTAAGGTTTAACCCAAAATTCACCATGTTCTGGACAAATAATACAAACTTTTGTCTGAGCATTTATATAATCCACTTTAGAATAATCATACTTATCTCCATGAACTTTTTTTGCCCGCTCAATAAATTCCTCTGTTGTTAACTTTCGCATATTAAGTCGTTGTTTATCTAATATAAATATTATCACATAGTACAAAATTAATAATTAAAGCATAAAAAACAAAAAAAGGCTCATATTTATGAGCCTTTCAATTAAAAATACATATTTTGATTAGTTTTCATCAAAAGAAACGCTTTGCGGATATACCACAAATGAAATACTGATATATTCCATTGCAGGCGTAGGTTTGACCTTTATCACCGCTGGTAAGATGTGCTGATCCATAGTCTCGGCTGTAACCTCTGTATCTAACTTATAGTCAGCGATACCCCTATTGGACTTGGCATCCGCAAGAATAGGCTCAACCAATGACCTGAACTGCTTCTCCAGAGTTGTGTCATACTGCTCGAAGATAAGAGCCTGAGCGGCATCGACTACCAGTTTCTTGATTCTGATCATAAGCCTTCTGACATTGATTCGATTCAACGGGCTCGTCTCGCTGCTGTATAACGTCTTGTTGCCCCAAATCTTCACACCGTCCTGAGCGAAACTCTTTACAGGGTTAATCCTGTTTTCATAAAGATCATCCTCATCATCAAGAGTTGTCTTCTTCACCGCCATGATGCAATTAACATTTCCACGGCTGATACCCGCCGGGGCGAACCAAGGATATGCATTGTTATCAGTATCAGCGATGTTTCTAACCACATCCTTCGTAACAGGGAGGTCAATATACTTGTTCAGACTTGAATCAAAGTATTTGATCCATGGGAAATATGTGCAAGCATATGATGAATCAATCTGCGTGCCCTCAAGCTCATCTACAATTTCTTCTACAGCCATCATATTTCCATCATCATCATACTGCGGTGAATCCATGATGTAGAGTGCATCTCCGCCACGACCGTCTTCCTTATCCTCGATGATATCAAGTGCATCCTCGGTAAGCAAAGTATTGTTTTTCCAGTCGATACCCGGCGTGGCGAAAACATTGATATCAATATCCTGAGGATTTGCGAACTGCCTATATCCGGCAAGGAATGCATAATAGTCAGAAGTTATTGCCTCTGAACCTAATTTCAAAGTATCAAGATACCCAGAAAAATTCTCATTTTTATCATTAATACTATGGAATACAGAACTTTCCGTCACTTTGTACCGACTTGCCTTATAATCATCAGCATTTGTGCGATATCCTCTATTGATATCCCATCCGTCAAAACCTCCGTAAGGATAAAGAGTGAACTTTCTGGCATTGATATCACTATAGATAGTATCGTTCATATATGAGCCCCCTATAATTCTCGGTATCTTTGTATCATTGGCACTGACGCTTTCCGTGGATACTGTAGTAAAGGTAAATCCGCTATCTCCGTCAACCTTAATTCCATTTGAGTAATCTTTCATATTTAAAATAGAATCAAGATGGAACCCATTTGTTAACTTATCAGGATTTGTATCACTGTCAGTATATGCATAATATCCTTGATAGTTCAAGATATCCTCATCAAGCACATCTTTGTTCAATCCGAAATACTGGCGTTTTGCCTTTACGCCAACGTCAAATTTGTTATTATATGCCAGATTAATCTTTTTACCGAACAATGATGGATAACCAAGGAATCCAGCAGGAACACATGACTCCAAATTTTCTGAATCTGCAATCTCGACTGTGATATACTTGGATTTGTTCGCATAACTTCCGTCAACAGTACCAATTTTGTATCCAATAAATCTGGAATCACCCTCAACCATGTTACACTTTGAAAACTTTTCCAAAATCAACGGAGATGAATCTGAATCATAAAAATCACGAACAACAACATCAAATGTTCCATCATTCGGATTTATGTTCTGAATTGAAATTTTCACTTGATAATTCGCTGAATTGCCATCCGCAATTGTTATGACCCTAAACAATTTCTTCATTGTTGCAGTATGAGTCGAGCCATTAGCAGAAACATTCGAAACTACCCATGGCGTTCTTGCATACCTAAATGGGCTATAAAACGATGTATAATAATTTGGCTTATCAACATTTTCAAGCATGACAATATCGCCTTCCTTAAATGTACCCAATTCTTTTTCTGTCAGCCCATCTATTAAATTACCATCTTTGTCTTTATCTCCAACATGAACTACCGTTCCAGTATATACCTTTGCATCACTAGGAGATGCAGTTGTTGGCTTAAGTTTATAAGTATCTTCGCTTTTGCCGTCAACCATCTTAGTACCATCTTGGACAATTGTGTAATATGATCTTGTTTTTGTTGCCTCTTCCTTTACAAAATCATTACCCAATTCTTTTGTTGAATCAATCATTCCCTCAAATAATGATTCAATATAAACAGGAGCTTCTCCAGATACTGGGCTAGTACCCAATACATTGTAAATAAAGTCTCGATCTTTGCTATTCAAAGATACATTGTAAACATATTCTTTTGTTGAATCTCCACCTTCCGTTGTACATGTAACTTTGATTCCCAATTTATATTTTGCATTCACATCATATTTTGAAGCAAGATCATCCTCTTTAAGATCTACTTCAGCGCAAACAGTATCATAACCAGTACCTTTATACTCTTGTTTTGTTATCGTTGTTACTAGTGCTTCAGCATTTTCTGGTTTTTGCTCACAATATGACAACTTATTACTGATGCCACTATAACTCATTTTGCTTCTCAATATAAGAATTGGATGCTCTCCTTGATAAAGAACCCATGCCGGACCAGCGTTATATCCGGAAAGACCAAGGACCCTAACCACATTAAGCCTCTGCGATTTCTGAAGATACTCCTTAGCTATGTATGGAAGCTCATATCTCGGTCTGCCATTCTTCTTGAATTTCTCCGTTGATGTGCCGCCAAAATAATCAACGAATGTTGACCAATCCTCAATCTCGATATTCTGGAATGCCGGACCCTTCAATGTTTCGCCGACAAGACCAAGACTGGTAATACCAAGACTCTTGACGGAATATGTGACATCCTTCTCCTCTGTATAGACTCCTGGAGATACATGTCTTCCTCTTGCATCACTTATCATTGTAAATAATTTTTAATTTCTTATTTTGTAATAAATAGTTAGGCAATTTTGAAAAAATCAGTTTCCTTTTGCTCCAACTTCCATTTCATCACCAATAATTTGGTCTGTCCTTGAATCGAAAACATTAGTCCAATCAACGCCATTTATCGTCAATTTGCCTTCCCTGTCACTGTAATATTTCGATAATTTTCCGAGATTCACCTGATCGCCATCCTTTATCTCTATATCATCCAAATCATGGCTTTCATAACCTTCCGCTGCTTCACTTGAAATGTAAACTTTGTTTGTCATATCATCATTCAACCAAAACTCGCAATTTCGGATATTATCCATAATCATGGACGTTATCCTCATATTTGTATCCATCTTGAATCTTATCCTTTTGGCGCATGGCTCGAATGAAACTGTCAATTTCAACGGCTTATACTCATAATAATTCACATTATCACAAACCGGCATCTCAACCTCCTCTATTTCAGCATAGGTTTTCGTCCTTTCCCCGTCAAATCCCTTGAACATCAGATAAGGCTTCTCCTCAACAACAAAACTGTCCGGTGTTATGATATATGCCATTACCGTAATCCGGTACGATTGGGAATAAAATCTTCGATCATCAATGCTGTAATCGGACTCATCCGAGATATCAGTCAATTTCATCCCGATGTAATGACCGTTAGGACGCATATAAGCATCTATCGCCTTGAATTTGTCATTCACTTTCTGGTTGAATTCATTCAATAACTCATATTTGTTTGTTATCAAACTGATCGTATATATCAAATCGACGCAAAACGGTTGCTTTATCCGGTATTCTATGAAATATTTCCTGTCATTCTTGTCTCTTGCCTCAACCCTCTTCATCAAATACGTGCGTTCTCCCGGTATATTTCTTGTGCTGCCATACAATGTACCACCTTTAGGGTTATTTTCCCTTGTAATAGCCTTAAAATTCATTTTAAAGTTCATTTTGTCATCAATGTTGAACCATGATTGAATATATTCTGAAAATCTTTGGTTTGAAAACAATAAAATGGTAGGAACTGAACTCCCGTCATAGACGATATCCAATTCCTTTTCCACCCATCTCTTGAATTCCGCGTCGATATCCTTGTATTCCAACGTCGCAGGGAAAGGAGAACCGTCTTTCAAGACCTCTTTGGCAAGATTTCTTCTCCGTTCTGTCCCGTAGGCTTCGGCTTTTAACTGTAATTCATTTTTATAATCTTTACTCATTGCTATTTGTCTTTGAATTCGTTAGGATCAACATAAGCACACTCAATCGTTCTGAATTGAGCGGTCGTTCCATAAAGAGTAAATTGATTAGCCATTGAATTGACTCTTCCGTCATCAGTAACCACCCAATATTCACGATGCATGGTATCAAGTTGAACTCCTATGTAATCGCCTCTGTTGATATCGCAATTATTCTCCTCCAATGTTCTGATTAATACCGTAAACGTCAGTTTTCCCGGCTTGGCATAGATACCTTTCATCGTTTGGCTATTATATGATTTCATTTCGCCTTTGGATATCTCATAAACCACGGGCAATTCTACAGGCATTTTGAACCTCACGGCATCTTTTTTTGATTCTTTGTACAAATCATCAACCTTTGTCTTCTCCAAATCGACTTGATACAGAATTATAGTTTGATTAGCAAATTCCTCAAGGTATTCCTGCATATAGTGCAACTGCAATTCCACGTCTTTCGATGAAAAGAATTTTGAATTACGAGTTACTGGAGTTTTCTTTTTGGGTATTGTGGCATCTAACTTCATTTGTCTTCAATTTTCAATAAATAGTTTCCTAATCTGGCTTGATTTGCTCGCGCGCGCGTGTACGCATACGTGTATGCGCGCGTAATTATTTAATAATAAATATTATATAAATAATGATAAATATTACAGCGATACTGAATATACAGATGAAGTAGGATCATTAAATATATTAAGTCCATTAGAAGGATTTAAAGGTATATTTAATGGTGATTCTCATATTATATCAGGTTTATATATGTATAATGATGAATCA